AGGGGTAAAACGATAATTGGTTGTTGGGTCAAAGTTACTATTAGTATCAAACACTTCTGTATTTAATTGAACCTTAGTCCAAGTTGCTGTTGTTATATTTTGGCTTGCACTCATATAAGCACTAAACGCTGGCATATTACCGCTAACCATTGCTGTGCCTGTTACCGATGGCAGTGTTATGTTTCCACCGCTTGTTGGCAGCGTTGTTAAGTTAGCAAGTTTGGCAGATGTTACTGCACCATCATTAATATACGAAGTCGTTACAGCATTTGCCACCGCTGGAATCGCATTTAATACGCTCGATACATAGAACGATACAGTCTCAACTAAGTCACCCGAAGATGCTGGGTTAGTCAATACGACTGTCGTTCCACTAGTTGCTGTGAAGTCGGCTGATCCTAGTAACGCACCGTTACGATAGACATCAATATACCCAACCGTGTAGCTTGGTACGGAGAAGGTTGTCTGACCAGCAGTCGCTGTGAACTCGGTCTGGGTTCTGTAGGCTGTGGATGTTACGCCACTAGCTGGGATGCCTAGAAAGCGTACTGAGATATTGCCTGTGCCAGCGGGAGGTGCGGCAGAGAATGTAAGGGTTGTACCTGATACGCTATATGTGCTTGGGTCTTGTAATACACCTGAGACCGCTACCAAGATTGAGTTGGTATTAGCGGGTGCTACAGATAACGTAAAGGCAGTCTGTGAACCGGTGCCATTAAATTGGTCTGTTATGAACGCCGCTGTGGTTGGTTGTGCGCCTATGTATGACATAAGTTATTCCTTCGGGAAACGGTCTTTTACTGCTTGAATCTGGGCTTTCCATGCGTCTATGCCTTCATGGAAGATGGTGTCAAACTGGTCGGCAAACGATGGGTAAGCTGCGGCACGGAGGTCTTTATAGGCGTTAGCATCTACATAAGCCTGAACTGCTGCCTTATCGTATTGGACTTCATTGCCGTCTGCATCGTAAGCAACATCGCCAACAATAGTTACAACAGATGAATTTAACTTTCTAATTGCTTCGTGGTTCATGCCGCAATCTCCATAGCAGTAATTGTTGAACTTGCACCACTTCCCCAAAACACATTAAATACTCCAGCACCAGCTTTGTAATAAAGCGTATATGTTGTTGCAGAAGTTGTTGCTGGGGAATCATAAGAAATATTAGTAGCTGGCACCCAGTTTACTGTTCCACCACTATAAGTTAATGAATTAAAACCTAATGAAGTAGAGCCATTTCTGTAAATAGCCGTAAAACCATAATTTGTAGCCGCATTATTAAAAATTTGAAAATTAGCCATTACTAAAATTTTGCTAGTAGCAAATTTAGGTGTAATAGTTAAAGTTAAAACTGTGCTTTGTGGAGTTGTGGATGATGTTGATACTTGTGTTGGGCTATCAAATTGAGCATTAACCACTTGCAATACACTACCTACTGGCAGTTGTGCAGAAGGCAGCGTTCCGTTAATAGCTGTTGCTGCTGGGATTAAACTAACAGCCATTATGGTAACTCCTTCACAAAGTCTTTTGCCTGTTCTGCGGTCATGGTGTTGCCGTCTGCGTCTTGTAACTGTGCCTTGTCTTCGAGGATGGCGGTCTTGAAGTTAGCGTAGTCGGTGTTGTCTGGGTCAAATGGGATAGAAGCATTATCGGATAAACGCATAACGCTAAATGTTTGACCTCTGTATTGTGGCGATAATTGATACATTTTTATAACTCCGCAGAATATTCAACATAACCACTCAAACCAGAACCAGTAGAAGATTCAAATCTATATCCTGTTCCTACGCTTGCTCCTGTTGTAGCAATTAAAATGGATGCTGTATTTTGGTTGCTCCGATTTGTAATAGCACCGATTGAAACACCACCACTAGGCTGACCATATAAATCCATTCCTGATTGGGCAAATGTTGGGTTTGCTCTCATTCTTACAGGCAGCTGCTCAGATAAAAATACACTTGTTGTTGAATCAGCAGAACCTTGTAAATATGCTGTATAACCCACGCTTGTGTTATTTCTAAAATAATATCGTTGGCAAAGAGCATATTCAGCACCGTATGAACCACCCGCTGTTGTGAAGGTCGTTGCCTGTGTGCCTACTTCGAGTTGTACGCCCGTGATGTACCATGTAGCACCGTTTGTGGCAATAAGATTTGTTTGTCCTGTTGCGCCACGATAACTTCCAGCAACCCATGAGCCAGCGGTTGTTAATCCGCTAGAGCCTTCTCCAAAAGACCAACCAATATACATACCAGCAAGATTATTTACTAGCCACGTTCCACTTGTATCGCCAACAATAGTTATTGATTTTTGTTCCCAAGTGTTTGCTGAAGAAATAGTGTAAGTAAACGCATAACTTCTGCTTACGTCCGCATTTCTAATAGAGCCACCAAATGTTCCAGTTACTGAACTGCGAACCCAAAACGATAAAGTTACTGTTTTTGCGTTGGCGGAACCCCAATTTAGGTCTGTGCAATTTAAACCTTCAATAGCTTGGGAAATAAAATAAAATTGCGATGCTCCAATACTAGCATCTGCTGTTGTTACGGTTGCTAAAAGAGAGTTTGAAAAACCAGCGGGTGCAGTAGAAGATTGTTGAAGCGTATAAACACCATCTGTATTTTGTCCGTAAGCGTAATACCTGTCTACTGAAAAAAATTGACTAGCGGCATTTACAGTGACACTCGCCCCAGCATTCCTCTGGTCGATGACCATATTGCCATTAATAATTCTGTTCTTAAACATCACACCCAAATCACCTTGAACATTACTATCTAACGTACTCCAGCTTACCGTTCCCTGACTTGGCGTAATTGCCTGAGTCGTGGTGCTGAGATAACGAACATAGACGTTCTGTGTGCCAGCCGATGGTGCAGAGGTAAAGGTAATAGTCGTACCGCTGATGGTATACGCATCGTTAGGGACTTGGACTACGTTATTGACTACCGCCTGAATGTCGTTAACAGAGGCTACCGTGCGGGATAAGGTAAACGCAGTCTGTGCGCCTGTGCCATTAAAGTAGTCAGTACCAGAGATAAAGCTCTGGGTGGTTGGTGTATTGCCAATATATGACATTATCTACCTCTTAGGTAATGTTAAGTACTGAAGTTACTACGTCCGCTGATGAAGCAGCCGAAGAAACAACCTTCAGAGCATCACTGGTAATCAATACGACCTTCTGGTCGCCTCCCACGATGACAAGCGAACTGCCTACTGGCACGGTTGCCGTCTCAATCAAGTAATAATCAACACCTGAACGGGTAATATAAGCATTTACTGTGATTGGGCTAGATGTTGTGTTAGCTACGGACATACCAATAACGGTAGTTTGTGTTGAAGCGCCAACCGTCACAACTGTGGCAGCAGACGTTCCAACGTCTTTGTTGACATACGAGGTAAATGTATTTGGCATGATTTTTCCTTATCCTAATGCGATTGCCATAGCGACCGCTGTTCCTGCTGGGTCTACTTGAAGATTGGTTTGCGCGCCACTAACTGTAGTCGCTCCTGTACCGCCATTTGCTAATGCTAAAGTGCCTGCTACTGTAATCGCGCCTGACGTTGCCGTAGCGGGAGTTAAACCCGTCGTACCAAATGAGATGGTCGTTACTGGTGATGCTGCACCACTCTGTGCAAGCAGAGTAACAACGCCAGAGCTATTTTCAAAATACAGTTTCCCATCGGCGATGTTTATCGCCAGTTCACCAGGAACTAAATTTGCAGCCAACGGAACAGCTGAAGCCGTTGAGCTGTAGTATAGCGATATAGGTGTATAGCCTGCTTGTGCCATATTTAAAATCCTTTTACGAAATTATAACTTGATTTCATCAGAAAACACCCCCAGAAACACCCACATAATTTGAAGCTGTTATTGTTGTTCCCGTAATTGCTGCTGCAACTGACGCGCCAATAGTCGTACCATCAATTGAACCGCCTGTAATTGATACAGAATTAGAGTTCTGGCTAGCCATCGTTCCTAATCCTGTTATATCAGAACTAGGTATAGTCGCTGATGCAGTAAAAGCAGATGTTCCATTACCTTTTAAATAGCCAGTTAAAGTAACTGCTCCTGAACCGCCTGCTGTTACAGGAAGGGTGCCAGAAGTGAGAGCGGATGTAGAAGTAGCATATAACGCGCCTCCTGAAGTAAATGATGAGAGACCAGTGCCACCTACCGTAGTAGCTAAAATGCCTGAAGTTACCTGATTAGCAGCGATAGCTATTGAAGTGTTGGAAGCACTGGTGATCTGACCTTGCGCGTTAACAATGATAGTAGGCACAGTAGCTGCACCACCATAAGATCCAGCTGTAACAGCGGTATTAGTAATACTGAATTGAGTACCTGTTAACGTCAGACCAGTTCCTGCTGTATACGCACCTGCACCAGAGAACTGAACCCATACAACAGGGCTAGTTCCAACAATAGTTACAGGATCAGTTTGAACCCAGCCTGTATTGGCATATAGCGTTCCGTAGACGATAAATGTGAAATCACCGCTAGCCATCTCAGCAGCAGTGTCAAAATCAGTTGCTCGAGTTAGAACTGTGCCACCAGTAGCCCAAGTATAAATACCATTGTTAGCTTGAGTCGCTTCGTTTTTAACAAGTACGCGTTCACCATTAGTAAGCGTGTGTCCGTCAAGGATTGTAAGCGGTGAAGAGAGCGTCAAAGTGGCACCGACACCCGCTGTTCCGTTGTTATATGTTACAGTACCGCCAGTGATTGAAGCTAGCGTCGCAGGTGTTGCTGCAGCGCAAGAAGCATGAACATGTAACCCTTCAGCTACTGCGTCAACATATTGTTTAGTTGCTAGATCTAATGCAGCCGAGGGGTCTTGAGTAACAGTTACGGAAGTTAATCCCGCGAGAGTCAAAGATGACGCGCCAAGCGCTATTGGCGTTGTTCCAATCGTAACAGAACTATTAACCAATGAGCTGTTAGCAATATTGCTCAAAGTATTAGTTGAGCCACTGATAGATTTATTTGTTAATGTTTGAGAGCCAGTCAAGGTTGCGACAGTTGAATCAATCGCAATTGTAACAGGCGCAGAGCCGTTATAGCTCGTTCCAGTCAAACCTGTGCCTATTGTCAATGCGTTAGAAGCCGTAGCCGTCACAGTGATTGAACCACCTAAGCTAACTGAACTACCATTGATCGTAATTGCGCTATTAGCTAATTGAGCATTACTTACAGTTCCTGATAAGTCAGTAGTAGGTATTGTGGCGCTGGCTGTCATAGCCGATGTGCCGTTGCCAATTACATAACCTGTTAAAGTTGAAGCACCTGTTCCACCATTAGAAACATTTAAAATACCTGCGAGTGTAACCGCGCCTGTTGTAGCAAGAACAGGTGTAAACCCTGTTGTTCCAGCGCTGAACGAAGTTACACCACCTGTGACTGAGAACGCATTCCAACCTGTGTTCGTATAGCCTTCGAATACTTCAGTTTGAGTATTGTAACGAAGCATACCTGTAGTCGGAATGACTACTCGTTGAGAAGTGTTTCCTCTTGGCAATAGCGCAGCAGATGTTCCAGGAAGAGTCGGGTTGTCAGCGATACTGAATGTTGGGTTGCTACCACCATTCGGATTCAAAATGCTGATTTGATCAGCAGTTCCTGTCAGAGTGACGTTCTGAAAATATGAGCCACCGACTAAACTTACCATACCATTACCTGAGAGAGTAGCTGCCGATAGAGCTAATCCAGTCAAAGAAAGGGTTGGATCACCGCTTACACCTGAGCCGTTAGAAACGCTTAAACCAGCCGTTCCAACTGCGATTGAGCGATTCACTACCGTATTCACGCCAGACTTGACAATGACTCCTGTAGAAGCATTCTCTAGGCTTGCAGATGTTCCGTTCAAGAATAAGCTATATACTCCTTGAGCACCGCCATCAGAAGTGCCAATACCTAAACCCCCGCCAATATAACGAGAGTTAGGTAATGATGCTTGAGCACCAACAGTTAAGAAGGTTTGTGTTTGAACAGGGCTGTTAGTGATATTAGTAATGGTAGTTTGAACAGTCTGACCATTCTGTACGATAGGAACAAGCTCAGCGCCTGTAATAGCTGAGGGAGCGGTAGGAAGCTGAGAAATTCGTATATTAGACATATTATGGACTCAAATTGTCGAGGTTACCATCAATATCGTCCTGAGAAATTTCAGGTGCGATACCAAATTCACCCGCAGTAGGTGTTAAATCAAATACGTTCGGATCGTTGACGATATTAGGATCGGTCGTAATCGCGTCTTGTTGCTCAGCTACATCAGCGTCTGGGCGCGGGAAGCGAATCGAAATCTTTTCAGATTGCCTAGCTGGTAAACGATAAGGGTCAAATTGATCCGAACAACCTTGACCACAAACACGGATTCCAGGAATATTACCATCAGGTCTGATTTCAGAATAGGCGCGTTTCATCTTGCATCGATCGCATATCGCGATGCTCAAAACTGTTTCACCCATTGTATCTAACCAGACGCTCATCTTGTATAGTAACTTATGTTAGGTGCAAAATAAATTGGTGACTTGTCGCGTTCTTCTTGCTCAGCTTGACTCCAGTATTTCTCAGCTTGCTGTTCGCAGTACGCGATTCTAGCAGGCTCAATATTAGGTAATTCCATTGCCATCTGATGGGCAAGCATATTTTGAATAGCTAAATACCACCGCTGAGGAATCTCAATCTCACCATTCAACGCGCCTACGTCTTCAATTTGACGATGCAACCAGAGCTCGAGCTGAGGTTGGATACTGTTAGGCACTGGCCAAAGTTCCATATTTGGCTGTGGAATCGTTCTGTTGAACCAATATTGAAGTGGGCGAAGAGCCTGAAAACTGCGATTCGGCAGACTTGAATAGTCGTCACGATTCATACGCGCCATATTGATTGACAGAGGCGAAGTCCCGAATACGACCTGATAGAACCCCATATTTACTCCTGCGGTCTGAAGTATTCTCCAGTACGGCTGGGTTTGAGACGCTTCTAAATCGTAATAAATCCACTCATTAGCTGTCCAAGTTGTCGCTCCAGGACTTTCAAGAGTAACCCAAGTAGAGTTGTCAGTAGAATATTGAATCTGAATAGTTACAGAGCCTGATACTGCTGGTAGAATACCTATAGTAGTAATGAAAACAGGGTTTCCAGAGCCTGTATTGATACCGATATTGCCAGTGTTATTAGTCAGCTGGCAGATACTATCACCGATACCATCGAAAGCTGCAGCTGTATTACCTGAAGAACTATACGCTCCAGTTGAAATATTTGTTAGGGTTCTATAGTTAGCAT